GGTACCGGGAGCGCACTTTCTGCTGGTCTTGGAACCCTTTTTGCTGGTCCTGTTGGCGGTGTTGCTTATGGCGCTGCTGATTTCTTAGCTTCTTACCCAGCGACTCTTGCTGCACGCAAGTTGGGTCAAGGTATTACTAAGCCAGTTAATGTACTTGGAAAGCAAATCAAACCAGAAACTGTAAGAGGTGCGCTGGAAGGTGGAGCAAACCTTGGAGCCTCTTTGCTTTCTCCGATGTTGGTCGATCCTCTACTTACTCGTACACAGGTAGAGCCAACTGTTATTTCACAGGAACAACAGATTATGGAGCAGATGGCACAACGTGCTGCCATCAATGATCTACAGAGCCCACAGGCAGTTGCCCCTGGTACACAGTTTCAAATGCAGGGTCTCGAATCTACGTTCCTTCGTAACTACACCAAGCCGCAAAGCTATATGTCTTCTCTGATGCCAGGCTATGAAGACGCCCTGGCACAGCTTAAAAATCCTCTCGGCTAACCATGAACTTATTTCAACAGTTACAACAGGTTGGCCAGGATATTAAAACTGGTTACAAAAGAGCTGACATAGCGCAGCGCCAGATGTTTGAAACGGCCAAGAAAAAAGGTCTTGGCTATGGAGAAAGTATTTTAGATCCTGGGTTTAAGCAAGAGATGGCAAATCGGGGCATCACTGCCCGCCAGACGCCAGCTCAATTTGCAGGTGCCTATCTCTCCCGTACTCTGATTGATCTTGCTAACGATGGTACTCGGACGTACTGGTGGCGTTGGAATCATCCTTTAGCCATTGCACAAAAGGTTGTTGAGGTTGGTGTTAATCCTGCAGTTATTAAATCGCCAACTGCTAGGGCTGTTGCTGCGTTAGGAATTGCAACACCAGCCATTGCAGCCGCTGGTACATACGACATTACAAATCCGGAGGAACAATTCCGTCCCAAGGGTTACGCACAATCGTACTCGCCAACGGGTGCAGAGGATCGCCGTCAAACCGGTCAGCCTGTACAAGAGATGTTCGAACGTTTCTTCTTGGGACGCACAGGTGATCCACTTAAGTATGAAACTGCAAAACAAGATATCCCCAACTTGACGCCTGAACGGTATTCCAATTACATGAATTTCTTGTACCAGGACAAAGGTTTATTGGGTCTTGGTATTGCCAAGGGAACCATGGAGAATCTACAAGGCACACCAGAAGCAAGACTGCTTGGTTTCCCTGTCACGATTCCCATGGTTGGTGGATTTACCGTTGGTTCTGTTGCTGCCACTGCTGCAGCACGTACTGGTGGAACACCAAGACAAAGAGCTGTCCGTGGCATCGTTGGTGGTATTGCAGGTTCTCTGGGTGGTGTTGCAATGGGCAATGCAGCCAATGAAGCGATTGCATCTGCCAATCGCCCTAAACTACTCACCACAAACGAATATCAAAACTTAAGTGCTGATAGAATTTAAACAAATAAAACATACGAGTTAATAATGACCCCGGAAGAAATAGCCAGGTTGCAGGCGGGTCTTGATCCAAGGGCATATTATCCTGAAATCGACTTGATGCGCCAGGCGCGTGCTGGGCAGATCCCTGCAGAAGCTGCTGCCCCCCGTGGTGCTACCCCTATTGTCCCCAAGCAAACATCTCAAGATTTCTTACAAAGTTTCTTGGGCAGGGCAAAAACAGCAGTAGCTGAAGCTCCGGCACAGGTTCGTCAGACAGCTACGTCTCTCCGTCAACGTTATCCTCAAGCTGGTGGATATGCTCGTACAGGTTTAGCTATTGCAGGCGCTGTTCCTGCTCTTGGTGAATCTTTATCTGAACTACAAGCAGGTCGTCCTTTAGGTGCAGTTGCTGCACTTGCTCCTGCTGGTTTATCCGCAGCTGGTTCCGCTCTAATTGGACGTGGACCTGTCGGCACACTTGCTGGTCTCGGTCTTATGGGATTAGGTGCCGTGCTCCCAGGTGCTGCGGCATCAGGTGCTGAGAGTGTACGGCGAGATATTACAGGTAAACCCACTACAGGCAAAGAAGGTGAATTCCAAGAGCAGCTGGCTATGGAACGGCAGCTCTCTGAGCTCGGTTTAGATCGCTTCCGCACTGCAACCGGTATTGAAACCGGTGCTGTTAAAGATCTGAGTAAGTTCTATTCCGATCAAGCTTATCTGGATCTCCAGCGTAATCTTCCTATTGTTAATCAAATGAAGAACGCTGACCTGGTACGTCAACAAGCGTTACTTGCGTCCCAGGGCAATCAACTTGCACGCCTGAGTGTACTTGGCACAGCCGGTCAACTGGCAGCTGGAGCACAAGGTGAATCTGGTGCAACCCTGCGGACCATGCTGACCTCTAATCCTTACGCCAACGCAGTGCTGAGGTAATTATGTCGTTTAGTTTTTTTGGTCAAGGCAATCCAGGTTTCGACTTTGCAGGTAAATACGCTCCTGCTTTGCAAAAACAAAAGAAACCTGCTTTTGCTCCGGAGACTCCACAACAGTTTTTAGAGTATAAAAAAGGTTTAGAGAAGCAAGGTTATTCTGTTGAGGATGTAAACGCTGCGATGCAACAGTTCGCTCCTCCAGCCTCCAGCCGTACACCGGAAGGTCAACTTGTTGAAGGTCTTGTGCCTTTAATGCAAAAACAAGTTGAACAAAATATTTTCTTAAGTAGTCCAGAAGGCATGAAGATGCAACTGGAGATGGCAAGGGAAGACGCAAGAGAAAAGGCCAAGCAACAAGCAATGTGGTCCACTCTTGCTAAACTTCCTGAATCTATTGCAAGTGCAGTAAACCCCTTTGGTGGTCCTGCTGGAGCCGCAATGTATTATCAAGGAGTGTCTGCCATTCCTAATATCTATAATCAAACGTTAGCTAATTACCCACAAATTCAAGTACCTGGTTCTAGCACTCAGCAGTTCCGTTACTTTAATTGATGTAAAATAAATAGATGGCAAGCAGCACTTCTTCAGCAGCTGATTATTTAAAGTCTTCTGGATCAGGTGCTTTTTCTGGGACAAAACCAATGGCTTTTGGATGGGACGATGCAATAATGGGGGCCGGAATGGGCCTCAACGCTATCTTTGGTGCTATCGGTGCAAAGAACCAAGCTGCCACACAAGCTAATATTGCACAAGCTCAGCTCCAAGCTCAAAACGCTGCAATGCTTGAAGCTCGTCAGCTCCAGAAGGGGCAGATGGGTATGGGAATGTTTAACACCATCTTTGGTGCTACAACCGCCCCAGATCTCGAGTTTGGTCGTCAGCTTTCTGCTAAACGAACTGAGTTTGGTGAGTTTCTTCCCAAACAAATGGGTTTAGGCCGAGAGCAAGCACGTTGGCAAACGGCGTTTGAGTTATCCCCAGATGTGCGTGAGTTATCGCGTAAAGAACGCATGGGACGCCTTCAAGAGACTATTGCCGGATACCAAGCACAACCAACTGGAATGTTTGGTCCAATCAGGCGTATTAACATAGAAGCATTAGCAGGTTAAAACTATGGGCGGCGGCGGAACACGAGTTGAATACAAAGCTCCAAAACCCGATAAGAGTTTTGAGAAATTTCTGCAGTATCAACAAGAAAAAGATAGGGCTGCAGAAGACCGTGCTGCACAGCAACGCGCCGAAGAAAAAGCTGCCGAACAAGCGCGACAAACCGCTGGTCAAGCCGGTTATGGATCCCTGAAGACAGGTATTGAACAGCAATTACGCCAGGGTTTACTTGGCTATGAAGACGCCACTTCACGTCTTCGTGATTACGCAACTAAATACAACATGGCTCCGGTTGAGAGCGACATCTCTCAACTTGGCCAAGTTTATACACAAGAGCTTCTTCCTGGTCGGCGTGCCACTGCTGTAGGTTCAGCTTACGAAGAAATCTTAGGACGCCAGGCAACTGAAGAAGAAAAATCTAAAGCCCTGGAGCGCTTTCAGCAAGGTTATTACACATCTAACCAAGAGCTTCGTGACTCCCTGTACAAGAGCACAGAGTATCAAGATAAATACAATCAAAGTTACCTCGATAATTATTACGATACTAAATTCGGCAAACAAACAACGGATGAAGCGGGCAAGCGAACAGGTAAACGCACGTTTACATTTGCTTCTAATCTTCTTCCTCAATTTAAAGAACAAGAAGGTGCAGATCTTGCCAAGCGAACTGGTATTGCAATGCCTCAGTTTGGTGAATCATTCACTGGCACATCTGCTGAGATTGAAGAGCAGCTGCAGAACGTACGTGACAGCCGCCAGTTTCTTTACAGCGCAGGCTTGACCAACCTTCAAGGTGAAATTGATAAAGAAACACAAAAGTTAAAAACTGAAGGCAGTAAAGAGCTTGCTAAGATTCAGTCGCAAGGTTCAATTTATAATACGTTGGTTGGCAGTTTTAATTTCTAAATTTAAAATTGCTATAATTAGTTCAAGTCAACAAATGTAACAATGACTGGTTCTGTTCCTGCTGGCCAATCTGGCACTGAGGATTATTTTGACATTACGAAGTTTGAAGAGCTGCTGAATCGCCTGGAAGGCTCCAAAGGCCGTCAACAGCGTCAAAAGTCTCTTGAAGGCCGTCGTGACATCTATGCACAAGGTCTTGCTTCGATGATGAGCAACTTCTGATTTTTTTCTTGTAAGATTTATAAGCCATGACCAGCAGTGTACCCACTGGACAAACCGATGTTGATGATTGGTTTGATCTAGATAAATATCGCCAAGCTGCTGGTGTGGCTTACGAATTTTCCAAGAAAAAAATGGAGACTGCTGGTGAACAAGAACGTGAGACCATCGGTAAAGGCGCTCAAGAGCAACGAGCCTCCGGTGAACAAGCCCAGCGTTTCGCCCAGAGCGACGAAGAACGCGATTACAAACAAGCCCAACGAGCTTATCGATATTGAGCTGTTTGATTCCTGGGTTGACAATCTAGATTCTGCGTCCCAGGAATCATTCACAGCTTTTGCTTCCGATAACTATTCCGTTATCGAAATCTATCTGTATGCCAGGTTCTTAGGCTATGCAGGTAGCATCACTGCGTGTGATCTCTGGGTCAATACCCATTACAAAAAGCCGGATCATCGGAAGACTCTTTTGTACGAGATCTCGGAGATGCAGGAGGATATCCGCAAGCTCCGTCAGGCTGTAGAAGAGGAAGTTGTTAAGCGTGATGCAGGTGTTGCACGCATCGCTTCAATGCAAAAAGAACTCCGTGGTGCAATCGCACAAGTAGAAGAGTTTACAAACGCTAAAGATCGCAAGGGCTTGATCATGGCTGGTGCGGATAGAGCCATACGTGAGTTGATGTTTATTTTCAAAGACGATCCAATTGAAACACCCCTAGAAGAGGCGTCGCTTAGCGTGTGGTCTCGCATGCAGTTAGAAGAATAAAGAACATTAGAATATTTATAACAGATTTAAACAGCATTAATGGGCAGCTCTTCAGCAAGGTCTTATAGTTCTAGTCCTTTTTATAAGGAAGTTTACAAAAAATATGAAAGACGTTCTGATCGCAACGAACGCCTTCAAGAACGTCTTCGGAAAGTGAGTGAAACGCGTTCATCTTTACTTGGAAGGGAGCCAAATGCCGCATCTGCAGCAGTTGTCGGTGATGCTAAAAAACCTGCACCTGCAGCATCACCTATGCCCTTCAATGAATTGTTAAACGCAACTGAACAATTGCGAAATCGTAATCAAAATATGCAAGGCAATATTAGACAAATACGCAAAGAAAACCAAGCAATTCACTCAGGTGTTGCATCTGGTCTAGATCCCGCTGCTGCTTTAGCTCAGTATCAAGATCAACTGAAAATCAAAGCAGAAAGACGTGAACAACGTCAGGAAGCTAAAGCAGAAAGACGTGAACAACGTCAGGAAGCTAAAGCAGAAAGACGTGAACAACGTAAACTAAACCGTCGTTAAAACGATGTCTAAAAATAAAATGCCTCCACAGCTTCTGGAGCACTTCAAAAAGAAAGAAGCAAAGAAAGAAGATGGTTCAGAGATGAACGATAAAGAGAAGCGTAAAGCTGCTCTAGATAAAGCTCGTAAATACCAAGAACAGAAACGCGAAAAGAAATAGGCTAGTATTCAGTTAGACCCTGAATAAATACCGTGCCTTCTTATATTCATCTCGCCCATCGTCGTAACGCTCGCGCTGCTTCCAAAAACTACAAGGTCCGCGAGAATCCAAACGAAGGCTTGTTGCAGAAGGCACGAGAAGATTTTGGTTACTTTTGTGAGTACGTAGCTGATAAACCCCCGGCAGAACATCACAGGAATTGGCACCGGCACTTTGTCACAGAAGAAGACAGCTCTTGTCTAATTCGTATTGCTGGTCCGAACATTGATTTGCTTGCACCACGGGGCTCAGCGAAGTCCACAGTGCTCGGCCTCCTAACAGCCTGGGCTATTGGCATTCACACTCAAGCAAAACTTCCACTGCAAATTCTTTATCTTTCCTATACGGTTGATATCGCACGTTCCAAGTCTGCAACCATCAAACGCATTATTGAAAGCAAAAAGTACCAGGAAGTTTTCCCTACAGTTCGTCTTCTAAAGAACGTAACCAGTAACGAGTACTGGTCTATTGATCACAAATTTGCAGGCATTGACGTAACAGGTGACGAACAGTTTACTCTCTGTGCTGCAGGTCTTAAAGGTTCTGTGACCTCTAAGCGTTCTCATCTTGTAATGATCGATGACGCTATTAAGTCTGCTGCTGACATTTCCAACCCTGACATTCGTAAAACAATGCAGGATAACTGGAACGCTGTGATTGCACCAACCATGTTTGAAGGAGGCAGGGCGATCTGCCTTGGTACGCGCTTCAGACATGATGACATTCACGCGACTA